GATACCTCTAATAAACCATCTTCTCCATAAGATATTGTTTCGCATTTATAAATTTTATTTTCTGTTGTTGTGTTCTTTACAGTAAATAAAGTACCAAATAATGCTGCTGATACATTTGTTGTGTTTAATGTCCCTTCTTTGACTTCTGTTGTCCCTGGCTTCCAATAATAAATATCTAACGATCCAGATAAATCATCTTTACTTACAATATCTCCTGTTGGTGTTATTGCTCCATTCCTAAACCTACTGGTATGAGTGACTTCTGAGACAAGTTTAAAGTAATCTCCAGGGGCTAAGTTCTCTACATATTGAGGTGCAGTCTTAAATGTTAAACCGTGATCAACTAAACGTCTTGATCTAATAGCAAAGAAAGCAAAATATTCTGCCTGTTGCCTTGAAGTACAAAAACCAGATAAATCAAATGTTTCTACAGGATCAGACACAGAACCATGTGGATCGTTTTCTCTAATTAATAAAGATCTAGTTTCAGGGAAACCATTTTCTTTTTCATTTCTAAAAAGAACAGCAGCTTTAAAAGTTTGCCTTTCTTCTGGAGCTAAAAAACTAACTTGTAAATCATTAATATTACCGTCAGTAAATAACGCTTTTACTTCTGGTAATACTCGTTTATCAATTTCATTGTCTCCATTAACAGGAACAGAAGGTTTAAGACTAAACTTGCCTCCAATAATTGTGAAATCTAATAAACAATATCCAGCGTGTTCAAAAATAAAGTCTCTTAAATTTAATTCAGATGAAATTGTTCCGTCCCAGAAAAATTTATTCTTTTTGCAATAATCAGCAGCATTAGCCATTGCTGTTCGATCAACAGAACTTGATCCAACAAGTCTTCCAGCACCTATATCTGAACTTGTTAATAACGCATAAGCAATCTCAGGAAATAAATTAGAAGCTCCGTTTGATTGATGTGGCCCCATTCCGTAAAAATTTAATTTTTCTACTTTTACTCCTTGCTTAAAGTAAGCAGAGAACTGACTAAAGTTTGTCCACTCTTTTGAACTGTTAATTCTTATACCAGCAAAGGCTAGATCACTATATTTAGCAGCTCCTATTTCATTGCCATTATTATCTGTTTTTGGTTTCAATATTTCATTCACATATACGATTTCATGTTCAGGTTCATTTCTATTGCTATTTTCATCACCTTCATAAACGTTCCAATCAGCTAAAGCATCAAAAGGATTAAAGTTTTGTGCGGCTCTAGTAGTAATCGTAACTGCACCTACGTTTAATACTATTTGTATTCTTTCAGGTAAACCAACACCTGCTTGATCTGACTGACTAGGGATATAAACAACATCACCATTAACATAACCAGTACCTAAATTATTAGGATCTAAAGACCAATTCGCTTTGTAGTAAAACGATCCAGATGTATATTCATATCTTTCAACAGTTAAATTAACTTTTAAACCAGTACCACTTCCTCCAATAAGACTTACAGATCCACTAAAATGTTGTAAAGCAATAATAGTTGTAGTTGTTGTTATATATTTTTGTTCAGCAACCCAAAAAGTATGATCGTCATTATTGGGATGAAAATAAACATTAGGACTTAAAACAACATATCGACTACCACCAAATTCAAAATAAACATTAGGCCAATCACCTTTTCCATCTACAAAGTCATAGCTGACTTTTTCCGTTCCAAAACCATATAAAGACCATTGATGCCCTACATATCCTGTGTATGGAGAATTTGTTGCTGCACTAAATAAAACTATTACTTTAGATTGATCGCCATTAAATCTATTTACGGTCTGCCATCTTTGATCTGTAATTGTTCCGTTAAAACTAGGATTTTCAACCCAACTTGTTAAACCAGTTGATGTTCTTACATCTCTGACAATTCCTGTTGTACTAACACTAGACTCACCTAACTGCCACTCTGAATTAGAGGCTTCATTCTTATCAATTGTATAACCTTCATCTCCAGAAAATGCAACATCAAAACTACCAAAAGAAGTACTTGCTGAAAAATGTGATACTTGTGCTGTACCACTTCCATCAGTTGCTAATAAATTAAATCTTCTGCTCCATAATTCTTTTCTAGTTATGTAATTGCCAGGATAAGGTTTAAATCTAAATTCATATTGTTCTTGATCAGGATGAGAAATAGTAATGGCATTATATTGTGCTTCAGGAGTGTTTCCTTTTACCGCAAATAAACCAGTATGATCGTTTATTGAAGTATTTTTTAAGTCTTGCCAATTAGAATCTCCTACTTGCCTTGCTTGCAACATAAATAATGAAATTCTTTTTGCATATTTATTAATTTGACCTAGTTGTATTTGTGTACGATCTTCAAATGCTTGCTTTAAAGCTTCTTCATTAGGTTGTGTACCTACATTTGCAAAACTAATACGTTTAAATACAGTTGATTTAATTCCTATTTCTGTAACATCACATTTTCTATTATTAGATACAGTTCCTAAAGCAACTCTTTGAGCTGTATAAATATCATGTCCATAATATAAATCTTTAGTACCTCTTGCATAATTAAATTCAGTACCACTAATAATTTGTTGCCAGAAGATAGGTGCTAAATCACTTAAACTATAAAGAGCATCTGTATCAGAACTACCACCAAAACCAAAGCCTAAATGATTAGGGTCATACCATTCAGGATTATCACAATGAACGCCTAAACTTTGACCACTAACAGGTAAATCGACTTCTCCTGCCTCTATTACTTTAAACGTATAGTCTTTACCTTCTTCAATTCTATAAGGAACTGGATCATTGGTTTCAGTACAAATAACAACAGCCGTTCCAAATAAATACTGCTCTCCTACTGTAAAAATACTATCTGTAGTTTCTCTAATTGATTTAGTAAAACTATCAACGTCTTCAACTCCATGAGGTCTGTAATTAAAGGCATCTGCATTACCTTCACCTTCAATTACTTGATAACCAGAAGTACTTTTATCACTATCGTATTTACGTTGCAAAGCATTAGTTTCACCACTTGGATTCATACCAACAATTTGATAAGTAATTAAATCTCCTTCATTAACAGAACGTAGTCCTTTTGTTGTGCTACTTCCTACTTTTATAATTCCAGCTCTAGTAGGCCATCTAGCAAATTCAACTTTCTTTCTCTTTCTCATCATGTCCTTAATTGATTCTTTGGAAGAACCTCTAGGATCACGAATTAGCTCATAAGGTAATCTACAAATTTGAGCATTAGGAACAGGAGCATAAACACCAAAAGCTGTTTGTGTTGTAGGGTTCCTTGCCCCACTAAAAGATTTGCTGGTGTCTGTTGGAGGATTTGAACCAGTTTTATTTGGTACGCCAACAACAAAAGGATCATTATCATTAAAAGTTAATTCAGATTCGCTATATCTATCAGCTTCAATAATTCTGTTATCTCCAGAATTACTTCCATCTTTAAAATAAAGACCAACTTTATAAGCGTTATAAGTATTTAAAAGCGTATCTCCTACTGCATAACCTTCATAATCAGGGTCGGCTCCTATCGTTCCATGAGAAAACAAAGCAAGTGCTTTTAATTGCTGGTATCTACCAAGACTGACAAATTGTGACCATAACAATTGACTATTAACTCTTACCCCACCAAAACCACTTTCTTCCGAAGAATTAGCAAAGATCAAAGGGATTGAATCACCTATATTTGCTAACTCTTGTATTGAATTAAAAGAAGCTTGAGGAGCAAACCTTGTATTACCAATTGCATCAGCAGTTCGTCTTGAACCGCCTGATTTCATCTGCTTTGGTTTAGGTGTTAACAGATATGAAACAGTTGCAGCAGCAACAGCTATTCCTATCTGAATTAAAACCTGTTGAACGCCCTCTTTTGCTAAAAATAATGAAACTGCTTCATTCCTAATATCAGGAATTAATTCATATCCTTCTGGTCTTTGTCCATTGTATTTAGCTGTTGAATCTACAAAATACCAATATTCATCTTCACATAAACCTAAAAGCTTACATAGTTCTACTTCTGCTGGTAATAACAGCCTTCTACCATGAGGTTGTTTTGAGGACACCAAATCACCACCTGGCCTCCTAATGTTTTTTGGTAACTCAGCCATCCTTCCTCGTAAAAAGCTGCCATGCCATAACCATCATCTGATTTGCATAAGCCAATTGTTCCTAGTTTAGGGGGTGATTCAACTCCCCACCGATTTAATTCTTCAAAAAACACGCTGTAATCTTTTTTTCTTAATCTTCGATACCAATCACGCTGCCCTTGAGGAACAGTAAAACCATAATTTGCTAACACCGTACGAACCAAAGACAAGCAATCACCAGCCTTATGTCTTATAGGATCAGCACCTAAACGATAAGGCAAGCCAATTAATTGATGTGGCTTCATCTGTTCTGAAGCGATCCAGTAATAGGTAAAGCTCCAACCATGTCTCTTGTTAATACTTTATCTGGAGCGTTTGCACCAACAGCATCAATAGCACTGCTAAGAATTAATTCGATGCTTGATGGGTCGTATGACATAGAAGAAGCCAACCAGTTTTCTTCTGTTAAAATTCTACTTTTTTCAAACGCCTCAGTCATTAAATAAGTTTCTACTTTTACGTGATATTTATTTAATACAATTTGCTGTGAATAATTCATACTTAACTCACTATTAGCAAGCAATAAAGATGAAGTCATATTATCTCCAGATCTATTGCGAGTAGCACCTTGATAAATAAATGAGAGGTATTGAAAACCATCAATATTAGGAGATTGTCTTCCGTTTTGAAACTTGTCAGGAATATTTGCTACTGATCCATTGGGATTAGTAATAGTAATAAAATTAGTTAAAGCAACAAGACTCATAATCCTAAAGTAGCTCTACGACTGCGTGAATTTTGTAGGCTAGTTAATGTTCTAGTTTCACCAGCTCTTGCACCTCTAGCAGTAGCAGTTGCAATAATTTCACCAATAGCAGACTTAGGAACAAACTCTTCAGAATTGAAATTCAATATAGGACCAGAGTAAGAAACTGTTGTAGAACCTCCTGCACCTCCACCTGCATAAGCCGAACCACTTCCAGCAATCACAGAATCACCTCTAGCACCTGCTGAATAACGTTGCATACTCGAAGCCATCTTTGATGCAGGAATGACATACTCGTCTTCTCCAGCTTCTCCTACAAACCCTACCGTTGGCCTGGTTACATATCCTCCTGATGAGAATTTCTTAGGAATAGGCATATCTGTATTCCATTCAAGAAAACCACCTTTTGCAACAGTATCGGCTGAAGCGGCTGAATAACCTCCACTCATGAAATCTGCCTTATTAAATGAACTTCCAATAGCAGCAGAAGAAAACATCTTGAGTAGTGATAGTTTCAATTGATTTGCTGCCATTTTTGCTGCCATGTCTGCAAAATGATCTGCAATACGACTAAACATATTTGCAAATGCTTGTTGAACACTCATCGTTCCCCTGATTATCCCTTTAAATGATTCACTAAAAGCATCTCCTATTGCGTTAGCTGCTTCCACTACTTGATACGCTGGATCATTTAAAATCGTAAGTTGTTTTTCTATCTTCTCTAATCCTGCATTAACTGATCGCAAAGCAGCTTCAGCAGCTTTATTTGTATCATTTGTTCTATCTTTTATCTCCTTAAGTTTAACAATAAGACTATCCGTTTCGAGATTTAAATTTTCTAACTCTTTAATCTGACCAGGCCGTTGGAATAGCTGAAATAAAAGTGGCCCAATACCAGGCATTAAGGTAGCAGTCCCCATCGCCGATTGTTTTTGTTTTTCAAATTTTTCGTTTAGTAATTTTGTTTTTCTTATGTCTATTAATTGATTAATAGTTTCTTCTACTCCTTGTTGTCGGAGAGAAATCATAAGACCTGCTTCTTGCTCTAGTGTTAAATCTTTTTGTGCTTCTTTTATTGCATTTAAAGCAGATTGAAAATCATTAGCTTGAAGAGTAGAAGAAAGAGCTGCTGTATCTCCTTGAAATAAGGTTGCTAAACCAGTGGCATCTGACCCAAAACGCTTAAATTGTGAAGCAACCTGAACAGCTTCTTCTTTTGTAATTCCTAAACTTTTTCCTAATTTCATTATTTCGTGAGCACTAACACCAGCACTAAATCCCATCCCTTTCATTTCTGTATTCAAATCTTGAATTGATTTGCGGAAATCAAGAGTTTCTTGAATCCTTCCAGCAATTGCCGTACCAGCTATAGAGAAAGCAAACCCAAAAGGTCCTCCTAAAGCTCCTCCAGCTAAACCTCCAAGTCCACCCAAAACAGAAGCAAGACCACTCTGACCAAAGAGTAAAGGAAAACCACCACCAATTAATCCACTACTTACTGCTCCACCAATCCTTCCTTGCATACCTCTACTATTTGCGAAAACACCTTGAGGATTTGCATTTTTACCAAAACCTACTCTATTAGCAAATGCTCCTGCACGTTGAAGACGAGTTGGTGCAACTGGGCCAATAGGAGCACCATATTGAGTTCCTATTCCTGGTGGTAAAGCAGCAGGGCCAGCAAAAGCTTGAGCTGCAAGTAAAGCATTAGACCTCTTGCTTTCAATAGCAGTCCTTTTCATATTTTCATCAATAGTTTTAAGCCTTTTTATGTCACGACCCATTCTTCTTGACTCAGAACCTGCCTTGACAGTGGTAACAAGTCTCGCTTCTCTATGTCGAGCAGCCATTTCGTTTATTCTTCTATTCTTTCTCCGTACATCTTCTTCAATAGGAGTCCCACCTTCTCTTAAGCCAAAAGCTCTATTTCTAGGTGTTATTAATCCTCTAGGAGATCTAATTGCAGAATTTAACTTGGCAGCAGCAGCAGCAGTTAAATTAAATTGAGTTTCTAATTTTTTGTATCCAGTAACGGCAAAAAGAACATCATTACCTCCGTCTTTAACTGCATTTTTTAATCCTCCTAATCCTTTAATTAATGGAGGAATACCTTTTACAACAACGTCCTGAAGCTTATCTCCGAAAAGAGTATAAGCAACTGCGGCAGTTCCAGCCAATAAAGGATGAGCAGTAATAAGTCCAGCAAGTGCACTTAATTTCGAGCTGAAAAACCCTGTTTTAACAGCAGCAGCTTCAACACCTCTATTGAAAGGGTTAAGAGAACTAGCAGCATTCCCTATTTTTTTCAGAGTATCAACTATTACAGCCGTCCCTCCTAGTCCTCCTACTGCTAAAGCCCTACTTCCCACAGAACCTCTAGTAATATCTTGTAAACCACTCATGCTTTTAGCAGCTCTACCTATACTCCTACTTGCTTTATCAGCACTACGACTTATACCGTCAAAACTTTTACCTGATAAACTATTTAACTTTGTATTTACTTTGTTTAACCCTTCAACCAACTTTTGATTTGACTTATTTATATCTTTCAAATTTGCAGCCAACTTATTCAGTTGGTTTAAATTCTTGACGACAATATCTATCCTTGACTCTATAGACACGATTAAAATCCTTCGTTCACCGTAGTTTACCTACGTCTGCGATTTTTTTGCATTTCTTTCTCTTGATCTTCGTTAAGAACTTGAAAATATGCACTCCAACCTACAATTTCTTCTAAAGTCATCTGACCAATTTCAGTCAAAGACTTTCCTAACTCTTTAGCAATACCAAATTGAAGCATTAACAAATTATCTTTACGAAGCTCCGCACTTAAGCTTTTGGGTCAAGAGGTTCCTCTTCATCAGAAATAACAGCAAGCATCAAAGTCTGAAGATCAGCATCTCTTACTTCATTCTTTAATACATCAATTTCACCCATAGCAAATAGCCTTTGTCCATTCTCATCTTGTGCTTTAGAAATCAATAATCTCAAAGCAAATTCATTAGCATCATTACTTTTTGCTCCTCTTTGTGCTCTTTCTCTTTCTGCCATTGTTAGTGGAGCAACCCACATCTCAAAGACTGTCCCATCAGATAATTCAACTTCTTTTCTTGTGGGTTCTAAATTTGCAGCTTTCTTAAGTCGATCTATTGCCCTCATAAATGATTTTGCTGTTTTAGGACTAGATGTCATGATAAAAATTTATACAATTTTATTCTAACCTAATAGACAAGAAAAAACCCTGCACAAGGCAGGGCTGAAGTTAACTGTTACTGCTTGTGCATCATCAGGAGTAACACCTAAAGAAGCAGAAGTTAATGTTGCGTCGAAGCTGATGTAGCGACTAAGAGTGTCACTTACAGTTCCACCACTATATACACGGTCTGTATAAAGCTTAAATGCTGCACCAACTTGTTGACGCTGAAGAACATCTTCGATCATGCGGTTAGAAAGAGAAGCATCTTCATTTGTCATATAAGCAGTTGCACTACCTGAGCCATCACCAAATCCAGCAATGTACTTTCTAAATGGAACGTACTGACCAGGATCACCACCGATTGTAGTTACATCAAT